GCTTCGCCAATTCCAGAAGTACCCCTTTGATAAACTCCAGTGGTTTCTTTTGATATATTAATTTGTCTATTAATGTCTGTCATAATTTACCTCTTATGCGAATATTGATCCAAACGCACCGAATGTCTGCCCAAGCATTGCAATATTACCAGCAACTTTAGCGTTTTTAGCTTGTGTTTTTAGTAATGAATATTCATTAAGCCCTCTAATACGCTCAATGTCCTCCTGTCTCTGCATCTCCAATAAATCCATCTGTTGGTCACGGGCTAATGCGGAAGCGAATAATAAAGGAGAACCAATATCTGTTCTAATCCCCTGTGCAGATTGGGCAACTCTTAACTTTGCTGAGTTATGTCTAGATGTTTCAGCAAAAACCTTCTGATCAGCATCAATTGCATCTGCTCTTGCAAACGCATCTTTCAATGCCGTTTTAGCATTGTAATTCAACATAGCGGCTTTCTCACGAGACTGTACATATGTCCCATAAATCGAAGTAACATCCGATAAGAAACCCAATGTCTTACCAGCGGCGGCGGGCATACTAAACCCACTAGCTCTTGCTCCAGCCCCAGATTGGGATGGGTCTGCACCCGCACCAACAGCGGCTGACGGCTGATCTGGTAATCTAGGCCCCTGCCCACCACCTGCGAAATAACTCGCCTCATTGCTATACTGCTGTGGAGTATATCTCGATCCCATTTGCCATCCTGAAAGTAGACTCATAATTAAACCTCTCGCCCTGTTTTTATATTAATAGACACCCCTAATAGTGTCATTGGCATAGGAAGGTCTTGAACTACATATAGACCCTTTAACCTATCCCAAGTATCATTCGTATATACCAACTTCTCCCCAGTATATAAACCAATTACTTGCCCCAAATTATCATTTGTGTTTCTGAAAATGATTCGTTCTGTTTCATAATTGGTATTATCTTTATTAGCGTAATCAACATCGATTTTGAAATTAGCAGTATTAACTCTGATTCCAGTATCACTGTTTTTATCATTAACAACACCAACCAGTGCACCTATAGTTCTATAGAATTTAAGAACTACTTCACTGATATTCTTCTTGGCACCAACTGACGGCTCACTAGGTTCGATAAACATTGGCTGACATACGCTAACATATGGTAATCCAATAACCACCTGATTGTAGTAATCATCTAGGGTAATAGACCCGCCACTAACAGTATTTGTCAACGCATAACCACCGTCACCCTGAACCTGAACTACATTACCCTCTAGGTGATCCAAGCCATCGAATACGTTAGATACTTGAGTGTAATCACCATAATGTGGTGGATTCCAAGAATCCAATAATGTTCCATCAATATAGGCGGTACCATCCTCTGATTTTAATACGAAGTCTGCACTGGTAGCATCTGCCACAGTGAATACTTTATTATTCAGATAATCGACATCTGTATTTGATATTCTGACGTAATCACCACCAGATAATATATTCTCTTCAGGTGTAGTAATTAGAATCTTATTTCCCTGAGTCAACCTTAATTGTTTATTTCCCCAAGATATAAAACCATTTAAAACAGTTGGATCGTAATCGTATGATAATGTCGGGGCTGGTAAGGAACCACCATCTGCCTCCCATCCAGTCAATGGTGGAAGCTCTTGCGTTCCAGTTGTATTATAATAGTAGGGGATACCTGAACCAGATTCCTTAATAAACCATCGATCAGTATTCCACTCGATGTAACCAGTACTCCCTAGAAACTCTGGATTTGAACCAATAGCGAATGGTACGTCTGTCGTGTAAACTCCGTTGTATGGTGCCGAACCAGCCCCAGATACTGTAACCTCCGTTGGAAATGCTGTGTATAAACCATTAGCACCATAATCCCCAACGTCAGCAACCTCAGTTAAAATATATTTTACACTATCCCACCATAAAGCAAATTCATCACCATTGGTGTAATACAATGGCATACCGTTATATGCAGATGTGGTATCATATAATGTATATGTGTTATTCAATGCTACTGGCTGCATTACAGTGGTAATTGGTGAAATCGATAATAATGGGTCTCCAGCAGAGATAGATATAGCTGATGTGGTTACCAGAAGATTTGTTTTAATTCCAGAGTCAACAAACCAAGCATCTAATAGATTATCTGAAAATTCACGAGTACCGATACGTTCGATAAACGTTCCATTATCTCGTGTGACAGACATCCAAAGCTCATCCTCACCGCCCGATTTTTTAACCGCAATGGACTCAACAGTTCCACCAAAGTCGTGAACATGCCATCCAGCAACAGCTTCATTTCTCTCATAGGTTAATCCAACAACCACACCATCATTTCTAAGTCCCCATATGATCTGGTCTGGTGTCTGTTGGAATGCAAGTTCCTTTAGTCCACCTTCAGTTAAATGTGATGCAATAATATTCAGGTCATTGGATACGAACTTCCCCTCTTCCCAATTGTATACGAACTCACGGAGTTTCTTACCCTGACGCTGTACATAAACAGATACATCATTTGCATAAATAGCCTGAACACTTGAACACCCGAATGATGATTCTTCAGAGGATTTAATTGTCTCTGGAGTAATCGGTGATCGTGCATCCAATGAAAAACTCTGGATGATTCCACCACCAGTACCCTGAAATAGTTTATTTGTGGCAAGTAGCCATTGTGTAGATTCAGAAGATATTGGAGAATACTTCAACGCTTCATCATCACGATCACCCAACTGGAAGTTAGTATAGTCACTCTTAACTGACATCCATACTGTTGTTGGCTCACTAAATGTTCCAGAGTAAACCATTCGATCTTCAACAAGCTCAATTGCTATAGGATGACCAGAATCATTTGAAAACGCACCCTTAGTCCATCTGGATGTTGCGGAGGCACTTCCAAGTGGATTTATAACTTTGGCTTTGACTTGCGTTGGACTTACATATTCTGTGATCTCAACGAGTCCCTCTGAATATACCTCGTTATTCTCAATACCATATTTACACGATCCACTACCAAGGGTGAAACGAAGCCTAATAAATGTATTAGCACCCTCTTTAGCAGGAGATTTCAATGTAAAGTTTTGCTCATCTCGACCAGTTGAGTCTCCAATTTGTGTTGAAGTCTCCCATGTTATCTTCCCATCCGTTGATTTTTCAAGCTCTAATGCACCAGTCCAAGTTCCACCAGTATCAATTTCCCAATCGGAAAATGATACGTCAAGCTCTTCGGATGTCCCGTTTGCCGAAAAAGTTCCATTGATACTCTTATTAGACCCAGAGTTAATACTAAAATGTGCACCAAATGTAGTGTCATCATCATTAGCTGTCACTCGAACTCGAACCCTTGTATTAGCGGCTGCTGTTGCTGTATAAACATCCACGTCACCAGCATTAATGGTTTTAACAGTAGCCCATACCCCAGTCGTTGTAGTCTCGACTACGGCTGTGACGCCTTCCCCAGTTGCCTTGTTTCGATCACACGTTACATTCACAGTAAATGGATTGTTATCAACAAATATAATCTCAGATACTGCATTAACTGGGTATAATGTTCCTGCATCTAGGGTCGTTTTATTAGAACGCCCATGTCTTAATCGCATTGTAGATCCGACTAAATCTTCATTGAAAATACCAGAAGTTACTGACTCAAGTAATATAAATGAATCTTTGGATATATCCATTTCATTTCTATAGATACTAGCCCAATTCGCAATATCTCCTGACAATGATGCACCAGCCGTGTGACCAGTCGTACATTGATAATATAGTTCATTATCCTGAACACAGACATCTTCAGCGTAATAAGTCCCAGTAACCCATTCTAATGGACGAATATTAATGAACTCTTCAGAGTCACTATTCTCCTCTTTAAGTGGAGGGAATTCAAATTCAAGAGGATTAATCTCAAACTGAACTGGTGAAATAGCTGTACGTGATAATAGTTGAACTGGTTTAGTTGGGCATACGATATACATATCATCTAATATGCGTCTATATTTTAAAGTTGGCAACTCGGAATCATCATATGGATGTGCTATCTCTACTCCAGTATATCCATTATTATCATAGACACGGAATACACTAGTACCAAATTCCAATATATAGGACTCTTCTTCATTAAATGAGAATGGAATCAATCTCGTATTTACAGATATCGCATCTGCAACATAACGAGTTCCAGAACGTCTTTCAACTCCACCTTGAGGTAGAACTAGAAAATTATTCAATACCGCACATCCAGAACGGTACTTCTCTAAGTCTGATCGTGAATCCATGTAAGGACTCAACTCACCAGAATTAAACGAGTTCAAATATTGCTGTGACATAAATTATCCTTTTTTGTACTTGACCCCAAGCATTTTATATCCAAGAACTTCTTTAGGGCTTAATCCTTCTTGATCATAAAGGTTTGAATCCTTTTTAATTGGAGGAAGTTCAAGTTTAACTTTAATGTCGGGTGTTTCAACTTCAGGTGTTACTTCAACAACTTCGTCTTTTAAAACTATTGTTTCTATATCGTCTTCCAATACGGGGTGATTCCAATGGGTGTTCCCAGTTTTGGCATAAGCCTCTTTAAGTGTAATTCCGTTTTTTTCTGCGTATTCTTTAGTATTCATTAATTTCTCCTTTTATCTTTGAATGTTGATCGATCCACTTCGATTTGATAACCACGATCCTAATCCAGATTCCATGATGTCCCTATTTTCAATTGTATCAATCGATTTGGCTTTAGTAATAATAAGCTGTTCATATTCATTCGTTATCATTTTAACTAACTCTTTAGATTGAGTGATTGAAAATGCAATTTTAGATGCAAGTTTTGAAATCAATGCACTGGTTGCCAGAGAATCAAGCTTATTAACATCTGGAATCCATTTGACATAAACAATATTAACAACTTCAGCGTCGCATAGAAATTTAGAACCCTCTATTGACCAGCGAGTGTCATTATCGATTTCCCCATATTTATCATACAAGTCAACCATCCTGATGAAATCAGCAGGAAGAGCATACGTATAAGTATAGCCAAATGCAGGGGTCTCGGTTAGTCTTGTTAGGGATGCTCGATGTTTAGCACACCCCCAAGGGTATTCTCTAAGAACCTCCAATAATGACTGTTCGTATACTTCATCGCAGATTCTTCTTGTTTTTGAATCTTCATCTGGTGACTTTATTATTTGTTCACCAATTCTAACCAATGCTTGGTTATAAATTTCCAATTTGCTTGCCATCTTAATCTCCCAAATAATATATGACACCCTCTATAGTGTCGCCTTTATGGATACTCCCATCTTTAATCTCGATGTATACCATTGCAGAATTTGCTTTTTCTGGAACGATCCATACTGAATATTGCGATTCAACTATGTTATTTCCCAGAATATTAGGTGCTGATGTCGATATATTAACCGAATAACTCAACTCATCGCAATTGTGTTTAATGGCTACCCCTGTTACCTCTGCACGATTATTCAACTTTGCTATTGCTATCGTATCCCCTTTTGTTAAATTTGATGTTCCTGTGAATGTGAACTTATGTCCACGAAGCTTTACTTGGGTGATTCTTGCGTCCTCTTTGTAATTTGGTCTACGTGATCGCTCGTTAATTGGTTCAGTTGATGCTGTATATTCCATAATAATTTACTCCTTTAAACTATATTTATAGGATTGCCAGTAGTAATCTTCTAAGAAATTACCTCAAAACTAAAAAAGCTCACCCAGTTAAGGGTGAGCTTTTATGCTTTCTGCTTATTAGCCTATTAACTATTAGACAGTTTCATCACAAGGAATAAGGACTACGCCTTTTTCTTCCATGCGAACGGTAGCTGTTCCAAGAGCCGCATATGCATACCAGTTGAAGCGTTTGTCACTACGTTCAGCGATCTTAGTAAAGATATCTGGGTTAGTAGCACAAAGCAAGCTATCTTTGGAATATGCGAAACATCCACGGATTTCAGTACCAGCAGTGTCTTCAGGAACATCCGAAGCGTCCCAAGAAAGTTCTACTGTACCAGCGTTAACGTAAGGAACCAATTCAGAACGGATGATTTCAAACCCCATGTAGGAGTTGATGTCACCATTAACCAAAGCACGTACTGAGTTGTAGTCAGCATTGATAGCTTCGTCGTCATTCAAAAGGTTTTCAATCTGCTTACCAGCACAAACAAGATAAAGCTTCTTGTTAGGATCTTCGATGTTAACACCGTTTTTCCAGAATTTAGCTTTAGCTTCTTTAAGTTTAGCAAGGTTAAGACCAGCGTTTCCGCCTCCACCACCAACAGTAACTGCAACTACCTGATTAGTATAATCAAAAGTTGTAGTAGTTGAACCAGTTTTACCAGTCTGGGCTGAACCCAATGCACCAGTAATAACCTGAATGTCTTTCTTTCTCATAAGAGCTTCGACCATACGCTTAACGTAGTGTCCTTCGAAGTTTGCGAGAGTTTTAACCTTGTCCCAGTTGTCGATCATAAGACCAACTTCCAAGTCAACAGGGGTCAACATTCTGCGATCATGTGCTACTTCACCGTTAGGTGAATCTGAGAACTGAGCACCAGCGGCATCTGCGAATACAGAGTCGAGTGTTTCATAAAAAGCGGCTTCTCCAGTAATAGATTCTTCACGAACCTTTCCTGCAAACTTACCACCGTTAATTTCAGCGTTCATGTGAACGGCTGAGCCATATTGCTTTACAAAAGCATTACTAATTGTGTTTGCCATAATATAATCTCCAATTATGTGTTAATCTATTCAATTTGATTTTTCTTGATCCTTAACTTGTCTCCACATCAGAGGGTCGTAGGCGATGAATAGTTTTCTCTATTCATAAGTCACAGGGCGGTAAGCTTGTCTATGACTCCTTCTTATAAAGTATATTACTCTTTTTAAAGTTATAATGTTTTATTTTTTTTAGGATTGATAGGGGGAGTGGTCAAGAAAAGAGAAAAAATGACCACTTAACCCCCCCACCAAATTATTCAGCGTACTTTTTGTTGTACAGGTCTTCACGAGCAGACTTCAAATGCTGAGGTACTTTTTCACCCTTAACCACATATTGTTTAATCTGCTGTTCGATCTCGATAATCTGATTATCAAGTCCAGCATTAGTATTAGCAAGAGACTGCCCAACCATTGGATCTTCACTCAATTTACCAGCAAGATTACCCATAAGGATCAACAAGTCGGCATCTGTATTGAGACCTTTTGATTCAAACAATTCAAATACACCAAGACTCTTTTGGAATCTGGTAACCGTTTCAATCATATCATCCATACCATTTCCCCAAGCTTCTTCCAATTTAGTGGCTTCTTGCTGTAAGGATTCCTGATAATTCTGATAACTCGTTTTACCATCCTCGAGTTGCATATCCTGAAGTCCATTGATAAGGATATCAGTTTGCTTCGGGGATAATCCCGCTTTATGAGCTAATTCCAGAGCATGATTGAGTTTCTCTTCCCCAACCAAACCATCTTTGAGTTTAATACCATAATCAGAAGGCTTTTCAGGTCTACCGAGTTTGCTATAAAAATCATCCCACTCTGCTTGATCTGCATCGGGTTTAGGGATATCACCCTTCTTACCAACCAATGAATTAAGTTCAGTCATAGATTTGGCAAATTCACCAATATCTTTAAACTTACTCCACATTGTGTTACCTTTAACATCTTCAGGTAAGACTCCCATTAAGTCTTCATATGAAAATGTCTTTGTTTTATTTGTCGCTTCAGTTGTTACTGAAGCCTCTTCCTGCACTCTTTCCTCTTTTTCTTGATTTAACAAGGAAGTAGCGGGTACGGAATTGTCTGTGACTTCTTCTACAGGTTCTGTATTATCCATTTTATTCTCCTATGTCTATGATTTCACTGTTAATCATCTTTTTAATATGCTTGATTGCATCAGTGAGACCTTGTTTATGGGCGTTTAATACGCCACTGTCGCTTATCGACTCGTCATTGAATCGACAGAAAGCTATTAGATCACGAATTACAGTTTCAGCTTGTGGACTGCTGAATAGCTCACGATAAGCTAACAATCGCTTGTTGTATTCCTCTTTATCGGGTTCATACGAAGTGTCATATAACACTTTATCTATAATATCCATTCTCTTTTTTTCTCCTTTTTTATAAACTCTGTCTCATTAACAAATCAGCACCCGATCCAGCTTCTGGAGCTTTTGATGTTTTATTGTATACTTCAGCCATCTGTGCAGTCTGAGCCTGTTGCTGGGCGATTGCCTGAGCCTCGGCATCTGCCTCACGCTTCTCTGTAACCTTAATCTTAGAGCGAAGGATCGTATTAGGTACGCTGTTTGCCTCACCAGTAATTCGAGCAACTTCATCAAGATCGTAATTATCTAGGACTGATGGGTCGGCTTGACTCAAGAATAGTACATTCTCAAGTGTCTGATAAATCCCAGCTATCTCAAGCTGTTTAATAGCCATTGTTGCCTTAGAGTTAAATCCGATAACTGGTGATGATTCACCAAGCTCTTTAAGAACGTTAGGCATTTCAGGATAAACACCTTGTCTAAGAAGAACGTTGTAAATCCTAATAAACATTGGCGTCATGTACTCATGAGTTAAACGTCCAATGGCTGGAACTAAGTTCTGCAAAGCAATATTCATACGCTGTGTAGACTCTGTCGCTGTCATATTTACACGATTGATAAGTGGGTTAAACAAAGGAATGAAGAATGCGTCTTCAATCTCTTCGTTCTTTAAGGCAATCATATGATCTGATACGGCAACATTGTCTTTAACATTCAACTGTTCAGGTTTGGATGCTGGATTTCCAGCATCCAATACATAATAGTACCAGCGTGATTTGAAATAGTTCTAACACTTCCATCATTTGGAGCCAACCAAGGTGGATTAGCCACTCGTTGAGCAGTATTAAGTCTGGTTAATTCCATCGCATTAGTTGTCGATAGAGTACTCAAACACTCCAATGCAGGACAGCGACCATATTTCTCATTCGTTGCCTGATAGAATCTGCCAATTGCAAACGGTAATTCATAATAACCAGTCTCTTTGACTACCTTTTTAGCCTCAACTTCAACATAACATGACTTGATCGGGCGTTCATCACCAGTCGATTTCTTAGGATTGTAATCAGCTCTTGGTTCAATTGCGTGAATAATTTTGACTTTTTGATCGGCAGTCGATGGATTATCAGCTAAATCCTTGGTTCGTTTAGATGCATTATCTCCGAATAACTGAACAACCTGTCTGGCTGTTAGATCCAGTTCAATATAAACAGTATCAACCTGCCCATAAGCATCTTCAGAAATATAATAACTATTGATATAATGGGATTTGAAATTGATATATTTCCCTTTTTGGGAAGCGGGTTCTATAAATGTACAGCAAGTTCCAATGAATCCCAGATGAGATATTGATTTCGTAACCTCCTGAAAGAAATTAGAAGCGTTTAAAATCTCATAGGTGATTCCCGTTACCTGATTATAGTACCTTTTTACAGCATCGTCATCTTTAAGCCTGTAATCAGATGAGCTATAATTAAAAAACTTAGCTCCAGCAGGAATCAAATGTGACGATAAGCCAGATGTAAAGATTCGATTGGAACGAATTCCGATATCAATCAAACGCTGAGATGGTTTTCGCTCACCAGCAGTACGCACTGTTAATATATTATTCTGCGGAGGTGAACAGAAATCAGCCCCATTCTCCCAGATTGTTTCGAAGTTTCTACGTTCTGTCTCATTCTTCAGTTGACTAAATCGACTGATAATATGATTTGGATTTGCTGGCATATTTTATCCTAAAGGGTTTCTTTACATCTGGCTTATC